CACCAGAGTATCGTTTTAAATTTAGATTTGCAATTCTTTCCTGAGCATTGTTGCCCTTACCGATTGCTTGGTAATTATTCCAGTCTGTCTTCATATCATTCACCTCAACTAACTTTCTTAAATCATTTTCAAACTTTTGTATATCAAATAGTTCTCGTTGACTATTTATAAACAAATCCGTAAACAGGTTTATATGTTTACTGCCTTCAGGTAATGTGTTCTCAAAATCTATACACTTCAACACACCATCTTTTATATGTATGTCATTAATAGGAAACTTTGTGGTTGTAAATTTTAAATCGTGTTCCTCTAATGCTTCTACAATCTTATATACTTGTGATACTAATTCTGGTCTAGGTACATCATTAACATACTTTTCACCACAATAACTCATTGTAATCACCAACTCATCTTTATCATAATGTAATAATTCTGGAAAGTTAGGATGACCTTGTAATCTCTGTAAACATTCTAACTCTCTTAAATAACAATGATAACCTGTACCTCTTACATAATCTTTCTTTTGTACCTTATCAAACTTCTTAACAACTTTATCACCAATAATCCAAACACTACTTGATTTTCCCCTTATCATACACTTTTACCGTTAACAAAATGATATGCGTTTCCGGCTAACATCTCAGCTTCAGTAAATTGTGACCCAATTAATGAGTGTAACCATTGTTCTCTTTCACCTGAATATAAAGGGTCTTTTATACTAGATAAATCTTTTAAACCTAAACTCACAGGCCATGCTGGACTGTGTTCACTACAAAAACTAGGTATACCTGCAACAACGGCATGTACAGCACACATTGAATGAAATGATATCATAGCATGACAATTTTTTAAGTCTTCGTGTAGAGGTTTTTCTGTTCTATCAGGAGACCAATCAACATTGCCTTTATACTTTTCTCTTACAACAATAGGGTGTGTTCTATCATATTTTTTTATCTGTTTAATGATATTACCTGTCCATTCGTGTCTATCAATGCCATACCATCTAGCAGTATGATAACTAGGTGGTATTATAAGAATATGGTCACCCTCATAGTTCCATTTCTTCAATGTAATCTGGTCTAGTAAATCTGGATTGTCTTTTACTCGTTCTCTTATTCTTTCAAATCTGGTTTTACATCTACCAGTTTTGTCAATATAAGTTTTTTGAGTGTTGTTTTTGATGATACGATACCATTTATCACCTGCTGAATTTTGTTTGTAATCTGAATAAAAGAAATATGGTTGGTCGAAATAATAGTAATCTTTTTCTTGTTCAATACAGGCTTGTTCTACTTCTTTTGTGCCTCTTAATATACCTTGAAAGACAGCCTCACCATCAGGACCTATTTGTCCGTCCCATGATGGCCAAGTGTAATTATAAAATTTATCACCTGTATTACTCTCTATATTTTTAAAATGCTTATGGGGAAATTTACTAGCAAAACCCTTTACGAAAGCAGATGATGATAATTTTGCGTCAAATACATATAGTGTCATAACCAACCTTTTGTATATAATAACTATCAACAATATCAGATATAGGGTTACCTACTTTCTCTGTGTCAAATAGTTGTTTCAAATCAATTTTTACTTCTTTCACGAATGCCTCATACATTAAATCTTTGTCTGCGTTACCTTTTCCTGTGGCACCTTTCTTAACGACACTCGGTACCACCGTTTCATAATTGAAATTTTGCTCTTGTAATCTATATTTGAGAATGCCACAATTTTCAGCGATTTGAAAAAGACCACGGCCTTTCGACCCATAAGAGTAGCCTTCAATGTATATTTGTGGATTTTTTGTTTGTTTGATAATGTCAATTGCGAAATCAGATATGTATGTAAATCTTTCAATCGGGTCTTTCCATTCTTTATGTTCATAACCAATTATATCCTCACTTTGTTGACCAATCCACTTCTTTTTGTTGGTCAAGTAATAAAATTTAAGTCCGCCATTGTTTACACAAATGGCAGGACTAGTTAAACTGTAATCAACCCCAATCTTCGTCTTCTTCGTACCTTTGCTCATAATCTTCCTCATCATCATCTGGAATTTCATGTCCACAAAATGGACATGTTATAGGAGGAATATCTTGTTCATCCTCATTCCATATTAATGTATATTTAGTATCGCAATCGGAACAATGTTTTTCTGCTTTAGTCATTACAGTTTGAATTTCTTGAATTGGTCTTTTTGTACATCTTGTTTAATACCACCAATGACATAACTTTCAATCTCTGTTTCTTGTGGTGCATTTTGTGTACCCTTTGAATTCAACCAATGGTCTGTCCACGGTAGAGGATTTTGTTTTTGTTCGTACCTTGTTTCTAGGCCAATGCCTTTCATTCTTCGGTTTGCCATGTACTCGACAAATTGGTGTAATAGTTTTTCTGATAAACCAATCATACTTCCTTTGGAAAATAGATATGTTGCCCAACGCTTCTCCTCCTGTACTGCCTCATCATACATTGTATAAACTTCTTTTTCACATTCTTTTCTAATCTTAATCATGTCTTTGTCATCATTACGGTCATGCCAGTTATTGATAACAGTTTGTGACATTGCAAGGTGTTGACTTTCATCTCTTGCAATAAAAGAAATAATCTTAGCACTACCCTCTAGTAGTTTAAGTTCACCAAATGCAAACGAACAAGCAAACGATACATAGAACCTTAATCCTTCAAGTATGTTTACAGACACCATAGCTAGATACATTTTCTTTTTCAGTTCATATAAGTCAACTGAATTTTTATCAAGGTGCCACTTATAACCTAAATTAATAAGGTCATCATAAGTCTTCGTCACACTCTCTGCTCTTTTCTCAATCTTATCATCTGTAAGAATGGTATCAAAAACTTCGTTTGGATTTGCATATAGATTTTTGATGATATATGTATAAGACCTAGAGTGTATTGTTTCCATGAAATCCCATGTAATAATACAACCCTCTAATTCTGGTAATGATACAAATGGTAAGAATGCCAAACATGGACCTCTACCTTGTACACTATCTAACATAGTTTGATATTTTAGATTACTTGTGAAAATAAACTTTTGTTGTTCATTTAAATTAAGATAATCATTTCTATCTTTCTGTAAAGATACCTCTTCAGGTCTCCAGAAATAACCTAATTGTTGTTGGTTTAATTTATCAAATATAGGATATTTTAAATCACTATATTGTTGTACTTGTAAATCTTCACCAAAAAACATTGGTTGTTTCATCCAATCTACGCCGTTTGCTTTATTTAATACACTTCTACCCATTTTTATTCCTTGCTCTCCGTTAACTCATAAAAAAATTTGTCGTCATCACCTGCCGTCCACTTTTGTTCTCCCTCTACACTATACTCCTTGGTGGACACTTTGAAGTCGGGAAACTTCAACTCACTCGGCGTATAAGATTTATCAAAAAAGATAACTCTGTTGTTAGGTTGAGCGGCAAAATGACCGTTCTCTAACTTTAATATATTGAAAGATTTGTGTTGACTTGGTACTTCACTATAAGTCACATTTCTTTCTAAATTCGTACTGTTAGCATTATCTATTGTAAACATATACCAACCTTTGTACCACTTCTTATTAGGCGACAAGTATTTAACTTGATTACCTGATAACATTTGTTTTTCAATAATTGTAATATCATAACTAAAACAATCCCATAACTGTAGCTCTGTAAGAGGTACATTCTCTGTAATATCTTTCTTCCATACGAAAGCAGATATAGGTAACTTATCATACAGAGCACCATACTCTGGTATATAAGTTTCAAAATATAATGCTTTGCCTTGTATAGACTTTGCCGTGACCCAAACACCTTCAACTAATTCACCATGTCCTTTTTGGTTATCATATAGATACTCTTTTTTAACATACACATCAATATGAGGTGTATTGACACACAAATATGCCATAAGTTTCCCTTTCTATATTGTACAACTCTCACAATCTTCTTCATCTTGTAAAGTTGCTGGTGGTGTTTCCTCTACTTCATCTTTCCAACCCATATTATGAGTTGGTTCGTCAATATCTTTTTTAGCGTCATAAGTATTCTGATAATATGAAGTCTTCCAACCATATTTGTATGTTGACAAAAGGTCTTGTGCCATTACTGATACAGGCACCTGATTGTCTTCATAATTTTCTGGATTGTAAGACCAATTACCACTTATTGCTTGGTCAAAATACTTTTGCATTACTGCAACGATATTTATATATCCTTCATTCCCTTGCATATCCCATAAAAGAGTATAAAAGTTCTTTAGTCTAGCGTAATCAGGTACCACTTGTTTTAGTGTACCTTTCTTACTCTTTTTAACTGAAAGATAATCTCTAGGTGGTTCAATGCCGTTTGTAGCATTAGAAACCACACTAGAGGATTCGGAAGGCATTTGGGCGGAAAGTGTGCTATGTCTCAACCCATGCTTTTTAATATCTTCTCTTAATTGTTCCCACTTCATAGATAGTTTACGATTTACAATCTCATCTACCTCTTTTTTGTAGGTATCAATAGGTAAGATACCATCCGAATATTTTGTACGGTGGAATAATTCACATTGACCTTTTTCTTGTGCAACTTCATTACTTGCCTTTAATAGGTAATATTGAAATGCCTCTGTAAGTTGGTCAACTTCTTTCCACGCTTCTTTATCATTGTATTTTAAGTGTAGTTTTGCTAGATAGTGTGCAAGACCAATATAACCAATACCAAGACTTCTTCTTGCCTTTGTAGATACTTCGGCAGCCTTAACTGGATATTTTTGATGGTCTATAATTTCATCTAAAGCTCTAACTGCAAGGTCACATAAGTTCTCCAAGTCTTCCAAGTATTGTATTTTACCAACATTGATTGCTGATAGAATACACAACGCAATCTCTCCTTCTCCATCAATATGCTGTATCGGAGTGGTAGGAAGAGTTATTTCCTGACACAAGTTAGACATGTATATTCTGTCTTTGAAAGAGGAGTGTGTATTACAATGGTCGATATTCATAATATAAATTCTGCCTGTTTCTGCTCTTTCTTTTAACATTGCACCAAATAATTCTTGTGCATTTACTTTGGTTTTACTGACACTTGTTTTTCTTTCTGCTTTAATGTAAAGGTCGTCAAACGCCTCCGTGCCCCAAGCCTCATAGAGTTCAGGTACCTCGTGTGGCGAGAAGAGTGTAATGTCTTCGTCATTAATAAACCTTTCATAGAATATTTTAGATAGTTGAATTGAATAATCAAGTTTACGGACTCTGTTGTCTTCCGTACCCTTGTTGTTTTTAAGAACAAGAATGTCCTCTATTTCTTGGTGCCAAATAGGGAAGTGAACCGTTGCACTACCGCCTCTAACACCGTTTTGAGTACAACACTTAACTGTCGCTTCGAATTTTTTGAGGAATGGTATAACTCCAGTGTGCTGAACCTCGCCTCCTCTAATTCTGGCGTTAATGCCTCGGATTCTCCCAGCGTTGACACCAATTCCAGCCCTTTGTGCAACATAATTACCAATAGCCATATCACTACTGAAAATGCTAGGAAGAGTATCATCAATATCAACCAACACACAACTAGCATACTGGCGAATAGGTGTTCTAACACCGGCCATAACAGGCGTAGGAATATTGATTTTAAATTTTGAAATTGCGTCATAATATTTTTTAACATAACTCATCCTTTTATTCTTTGGATACTTTGCAAATATAGTAGCACTAATCATCATGTACATGAATTGTGGTGTTTCATATACTTCGCCATTGCTTCTATCTTGTACAAGGTATTTGTCTATGACCTGTCGTAGGCCTGCATATGTAAAATCGTAATCTCTTTCGTGAGTAATCCAATTTTCCATTCTATCGAAATCTTTTTTATCGTATTGAGTAAGTATGTCTGCGTCATACATTCCTATTTCTACACATTTGTTAACATGGTCAAAAATATGTGGGTGGTCCCACAATCTACGAAAGATTTGTTTTCTTAAACTGTAAAGTAATAATCTGGCAGCCACATACTGATAATTAGGATTATCAAGAGAAATTAAATCTGAAGCCGACTTTACTAAAATTTGTTGAATTTCATCTGTTGTCATACCATCATAAAATTGAAGACCAGAAGTCATCTCAACTTGTGAAGCTGAAACACCTGTAATGTCTTCACAGGCATATTCTACCATTTCGTGTATCTTTTCAATATTGAGTTCTTCTAAACCTCTGCCGTTTCTTTTCTTTACATTTATTATATCATTTGTTACCATTGTTTTCCCTTTTAATTACACTTCTTAAAGTAGTTTAGTTTAGCGACAGCTTCGAGTTTAGAATAAGTATTGGTACTTATAAGATTGCTTACTTCGTTTTTACTCATTCCTGAAATAATTAAATCATTAATATCTTTATGTCGCATGTCATCTGGCCACACGACAAGGTTGAATCCTTCTTCTACAATATCATACATTCTTTTAACAATCTCTTTGTTTCGAGGTTCGTTATCAAATATATATGTTATATTTTCAGGCGTCACTCTGTCAAATTTTAAGTCAGCACCAGCACACGCTATACTATTATCTATAAACATACTATCAATAGGACCTTCAACAATGTGAATATGTTGTTGAAGATTTAGGTTTTCTAAACCATAAATTTTATCTTTAGTATCGTCTAGTTTAATAGTTAAGTATTTTGGTTGTTCTTTACCAAATGCTCTGCCTTGAAAGGCAAAGACATCACCATTAACATCATAGAAAGGTATTATCAATCTAGGATGTTCGCCTTTTGTATGTGGAAAAGTTCCTGGTTTGTGTATGTTAACAAACGACATAAACTTATCACATAAAAAAAGTTTTGAATAATACTCTTTAGGTATCATTCTCTTTAAAATATATTTCTTCACAGGATGGTCGTCTTGTAAGTCGTTAATAGACTTCAAGTTATCTAACACACCTGTGTCTTTAAATTTGACTGGTTTAAAATCAAACTTAGGTTTTTGCGTGGAAGGAGCAGAGCCTTTGTATCGTTCTAAAGTATATCTTTCACTCATACTAGGGTCAATATACTTTATAAAGTTTTGTAGATTTTGACCCTCACCACAATTGTGGCATTTGAAAAACATATCGTTCTTTATACGATAGAAATAAGCTCTCGCCTTTGTTTTGGACTTCTTGGAATCACCACAATGAGGACATCTAAAGTTAAAAAGGTAATCACCTTTCTTCTTAAATTGTGATAATCTTAAAGATAGTTCATCTATAAATTTTAAATCAATATAACTGGACATAGCACTTTTCTCATAATATTCGATATACACATAATATACACTAAACTGACCAGATTGTCAATGCTGGAAAAAACTTTCCAGCGAAAAAAATACCTCCGCCATTCCGGCGCTGTTTTTTCAACAGAACCGCTCCAGCTGGAGGTCTACTTCATCATGGATAATATTTCTGAACCGTTTAAGGCAATAAACCAACCTATAACAAAAGCACCACCCATAATCAACCATCTGTATTTCTCTAGTATACCAACTCTCCCGCCAATGTCAAGCTTGAGTTGCTTAATTTCTACAAGTAATCGCTTTTCTACATGTTGGATTTCTTTTGATAATTCTCTATGTACATTATCAATTTCTCCAGCCCTCTCTTTGAGTTTATCAAAGATAATCTCATCAATTTGTTCTTGTCTCTGGATTTTCTCTTCGTGAACAGCAAGCATTTGCTTAATAGATGTAGATACATCTGTAAGTTTATCAATAGCCGTATCAATTCTACTATTAAGACCTTTTACATTCTCAATATCTTTTTTGATACCTGCGATTTCGACTTTGATTTCGGAAGTCTGTTGACCTTGCTCGTTCAACATTTTCTTACTGGCTCAACGGATTTTTTGCTTTAAGCTTAAGTTCTTCTAATTCTAATTTTAAAAGTTCAAGCTCTTTACTTAATACTGCTGTGTCTTTGACAACATTATTTGTTTTAACTTCAACTTCTTCAATCCACTCTTCGTTCTCTTCGATTGCCTTTGTATTATCTTTAGAAGATTTTTCTACAATTGCAATACCAGATAAATCTAGTTTACCAATTTTTTCTTCAACGACAGCAATTGCTTCGCTGTTTTGACTTATACCTGACAAATCATATGTTGCTGATTTTTTACCTTCGATTGCTGATAGTCTTGTATTGAATTCGCCCCATGTATAAAAGCCGCCACCAATAGCACCAATTACACCTACGAGAGCAGCGTAAGTTGAAAGTTTGTCCATTAAATTCTTCATTAATTACTCCTTAATGCGGCTATTTCTGCCTTTAGTTTATTCTTTTTAAAATCTATCTCGTTTAAGAGACGGTTTTGTACAGCAATTGGGTCATTACTTGTGTAGGCCGTTAAGGATACCTCTGTATATATCTGTTGCTGTTCTATTCTATTTATATTGTCAAAGAAATCATCATTAGGTATTCCAATCAATTTTTTTTGGTTACCGTATATTCTTTTATTTATATATTCGCCAATGTCTGGCTGGGTTGATTGTAAACCTACAGCCAGTACATAGGCAGTCGCATTTAACTTATCATCAACTCTTTTTAATTTAGCTTCTAATTTCTTAATTATTCTTGCAACCTTTTCGGTTATGCTGCTAACTTTGGTATCAACTGTCCCGTCTTTAATAGATAATTCTGATTTATCTTCCACAGTTTCGACATTGCTCTCCTTCTCCGTCTGTCCTTCTGTTTCCTCAGTCTCATCCACCTCTCGTTTAGTAGGTACAGTTTCGTCCTCTTGTCCAGTCGTCTCATCTTCTTCATTACTTTGTACAGTTTCCTGTGTGTTAGTGGTTTCAGGTTCCTCTGTGTTGTTAGTAGCATTCGTTTCTCCCTCTTCTTGTGAATTTGTTTCTTCAATTTTCTCTTCTTGAATTTCCTCTTCCTTAGCTGGGGTTGTTATTGCATTTTCTTCCTCCACGATTGTTGTTTCTTCGAATTTAGTTTCTTCTATCTCTTCTTCCATAGGAGGTGCTTTTATCTCTTCAAATTCTTCTTTAAATCCTGCCGTCATCATACTAGACACCTCTTCAAAGAATTCTTCCTCTGTAATACTCTCCTCTATTAATTGAGTTTCGAATTCTTCAATCAAATTCTCTTCTATTAAGACCTCTTTAAAATTGGTCTCAAATATCTCTTTGAATTCTTCTATTTTAATTTCTTTTATCTCTATCTCTTCTATTTCCATAACTGGTGGTAATAGAGTAATTTGTTCAAACTCTATCATCTCTTCTAATGGTGGTAAATCTTCAAGTATTTCTTCTACTTCAACAATTTTCTCATTGACATTTTCAATCTCTTCTTGTGTCTCTTCGGAAATAGGTGTGTAATTAATGTCTAATAATGTGGCAGTTAAACTTGCACCTATTAAATTAGGACCTACTGCGCCTGTATCACTAGGATTATTACCATCAACACCTTGCCATTGCCAATCCCAACCTCTAGCACCCTCGCCAGTATGAATTGCTGTATCTGTATATGTGTGTGATTGGTCTCTATAACCAGCGTCATTATTTCTTGTTTGTGTAGTGGTTACTAGAGTTGAACCATCTACATCTAATATTTTGATAGTTGTTGAAAAGGTATCTCTACCATTTGTTGCTTGACCACATTGACTTGATGAACCTGACCACTCACAGTTTTGCACCTCTGTGACAGCAGTTAAGTTTACACCACCATCTAAAGATGTGGTTGTGGTTGTATGAGAGTTTCCTGATTGAGTTGTTGTTGTGATATCAACAAGTGTACCAGAGGCTGATACTGTACCAGTACCTTGTGCCTCTAGTTCGTTATATGATTGTGAGAAATCTGTTATACCGTTAAGTGTGAATCCTGTAGCACTATCTATACCATCTATCGTTGAATTAGATGATTGTACATTCGTGTTTACGCCATCACCTGCGTTAGGTAATAAGTTTCCTGTGGTTGCTGTCTCAGCCTTACTTTGACTTGTCGCTAAAATCGTAAGGATTAAGGCTATGCACCCACATATAAAATTTGTATGCGCCATATATTACAATGCTACTCCAAATAATAATGCTAATGGTATCATAATCCATAATTTATTTATCTCCCGTTCCCGTTGAAATTGGTGATTGAAGTTTTTTTTTCTGACTTTTTTTCGACAACACCCTCACTAACTGTTTCTTTATCAACATCATTCCATGCTTCATTCTCTATTTCTGTTGATAATCTTTTTTTATCTTCTTCAATTTTTTTAAGTCTTGTTATTCTTTCTTCTTCGGCCTTTTTCTCTGCTTCTATTCTTTCTTCTTCAACTCTTTTAGCCTCTAT